CGCTGGCTTTCGGATGAGAAAAACGGCTCAAATCCTGCACATCATGCAGGCAGTGGTCCGCCGGAATGATGTCGTTATATGCACAGGCCGCACCACCCGGTGTCACCGTACTGCGACGCGCCAGCTGTTTAATACGCGGGTCCGGACGGTCATATGTCTCCGGCAGCGGCAGGCCTTCACCATACGCCATGCCGTTTGACTGTCCGGCCAGCGCAATGACAAAGTAATATTCTGGTTCAACAACAACAGTCCGGGTACCATCTCCCCCCGGTGAAACTACCGGAGAGGTCATATCCCCTTCAGCGACTATAGCCTGGATAAATTCAGCACCATAACCCGCGTTTGAGATAATCGGACTACCATAGGGTTGCCAGCCTTCCTTCAGTTTTTGCGTCAGTTTTCCTGCGAGGTCTGACGGCGATGATGCCCTGACCACGTCATAGTGTTTAAATGCCATTATTCCTCCCGGCAGGGATAGTGTATGCAATCAAGATAAGGTGCGGGCTGACGTCAGTCATGGACAAGGGTTCAGAAACAGGAGGATGACTACAGCCCGCAATACGAAAAAGACCATACAGTTGCGCAGAGTGATTACTGTCGGGTATTATTCGCCAGCTGAAAATTGATCACTTCACGTTTTGTTGTTTATTCCTTGCCACCCGCGCTTCCCGGCGCGGGCTTTTTTTTATCCAACAAGAAAGCCCCTCCGGAGAGGGGCTGGAGAGTAGCGCTATGTACCGTTCATGCATGGTGCAGGGTGCCTCCCGGTGAGTTCAGTATCAGCACCTGAACCCGCACCAGAAAGGATAAGGGGTGTGACCAAACACCTGTCGCTGATATGCCCCTCCGCACAGGGGGATTCACCATGCCATATTTTTTTAACAAACTTCCCGCTGGCCAGACAATAATCGCCAGCCTGAATTGTGAGTAACGTGGCATTTTACGGGAAAACTGTTTTCTGCAGTAAAAAGGCCCGCCGGAGCGAGCCTGGAAGGATAGCGGTCATGTGATGCCGGTTTCCCGGTAACTCAGCATCGGTATCTGAGTCAACGTTTTCTCTACTGGGTCATTTCCGATACGTTCCGCCTTCCGGCAGACTTTCATCACGTCAGAAAATATAGCACCCTGAGTAACAGGACAGTACTCAGAATTCAGGAAACTGTGACACATCCTGCACAGAAAAGCCCCTCCGGAGAGGGGCTGAAGTATAGCCTAATTTCTGTCTGTCGCATGGTGCCAGGTGCCTCCCGGTAAATTCAGCCTGGCTACTGAATTTGCATGTTCGCTGGATCATACACTTTGCCAGATGCCCCGCCGCTGAGGGGGATTCACCACGCGATGCAATTTTTAACAAATTCTCCGGCAGCCAGACAATCATCAAGCTGTGGAATTGTGAGGTATTTAAAAATTTCGCAGCCTCTTGCCACCCGCTTTTCACAAAAATCGTATGTAGAAGGCCGCAGCGTAACTATCACTGATGAATTCAGGACACCCAGAGGCTACGGCTCAGTTTGGATTGTGGCGGCCGGAATCGAACCAGCTCCCATCGGTGCGCTGCCGATTACAATACGCGCGGCGATCCGCTACATGACTAGTATTTTCACAGTCGCCTGTCTGCTAGCTCGCCATTGAGCTTCACCACAACGATAAGAGCACTGCGCACACCTTTCACCAATTCCACGAGGTCTGCGGGTTCAATGCTCTTACCTGTTGTGCAAACAAAAAGCCCCGACATTTCTGCCGAGGCCTTTACCTAATCTAGCCAGTATGCCGATCCTAAATATTATCGACGACCGAGGTAAATCAGGATTTCTCTTTCGCTTCTCAGTGCGCTTTTGCTCCGAGCATACACAAAACATACTACTTTCATTTCTCGAAAGCAACGCATTTACAAAAAATATTTTGCATCATCTAGCAATCACTAGAAGTTCTTTCTCCAATTCTCGCTTCATTGCATAAAACATTTCTGAATCAAGGCCCCTCTCGCACCACACGACCCGCCTCCGGCAATACTGAATATCAACTCCTGTTATCTGAGAAATCATCCTGGCGATATCTTGCGTGCTGTCGCGATTGCAATATCGCCTAATAGCTACATCACGGACAGGGCTTTCACGATGAAAGGTCTCAACCATCACACGTTCAACGAAAGCAGCATCATCGGATTCTTTGGCGAGAGCAATGATATTACCTGCCGATGACTGAGGGATGACCAGTTCTCGGGCTTTCTGATGGAGTTCATCTCCACGTAGTCCGTCTTCTTCATACAGACGCATGACAACAGACTCAATCTGCTTAGCTTTGTCATCGCTCCACTGACTGCGAATCATCAGTCGCCCAATAACGTTAATTGCACCACAAGGAGAATCATCACCAGCGTTAACATTTCCCCATACCTGTAGCATGTAGTGAACCCATGCTTTCTGACGAGAGTTAATGATTTTCTTCGGATGCCTCCATATGCGGCGGAAATGAGCATCATTAATAAAGTTAACCATGCCGAATACTGGGGTTAGCCGCATCACAGCCCCCATCCTTTACAATGACACCACACTTCAAACATTCGTTTCACAACTTCACGGCAGTAGAAACCGTCAGCATCACATGTCAGGTCATAGCGATCTCCGTGCTTCAGTCTCATATAGCATTCGAATAATCTGTTCATATACTCTTCGCCATGAACTCCGCTATTACGCTGCTCATGCGCTTTTCCAGACGACCTGAATAAAGCCATGCGTTCAGGCACCTGCTGAATATCACGCATCAGTAGCTTTCCCCTTATCCCATCCACGATGAACCATAAGGACACCGTTGACGACGGCGTGCCGTTTGCCTTCTTTATCACCGACATATTTTCTGACCGTAGCACGATTACAGTTCAGTTTTCGTGAAACTTCAGTCATATTGCCTCGTGCCTGGATAAGCAATTCCGGTATTGTTTGAATTGTGGCGTTCATATGTTCTCCAGTTCGGTGATTTTTATCCCCACTCTACCGCCAGGCACTTTCACGCCGCGAATTACGCGAATGTCATCGAATTGCTCGTCGTCTTCCGCAAATCCGGCGTGGATAAGAGAGTCGAGTAAACCTTTCAGGATGTTATCGAGGTCGCGACGGCGGGAATCTGGTGGTTCAGCAATAATTGTGATGCGAAGTCGTGATTTAGTGAAAATGTCTAATCTGAGTTGCCGGATGATTTGCTGTACGTCTTTTCGGTATTTCTGGCCTTTATCGCTGATGTAGTACTGGCTTCCCCGTCTTCGCCAGTAGGTATTCACCGTCGGCGGCCAGGGAAGCACAAACTCATATTCATTCATGACTTAATCTTCCCCTCCTTCAGCAATATCGCCAGCGTCCTGATCACGCCTTCCAGGTGGTAAAGTCTGGCGTCGTTGTTGTCGAGAATGCGAGTACGGCGATCGATTTCATTATGGCAGTCACTACAGGCCCATGCAGCCAACAGATCATCTGGCTTTGTTCCCGTTCCGCAAATTCCAGCCATTCGGTAATGCGCCAGAACTGTAGTTTCAGGGTTGCCATTGCATACGCCATAAATCCGTACCTGGCATTCTCTGCCGCGCGCTTCTTTGCGTAGGTTTGTCATCATCTTATTCCTCATGCAGTAGGCTATCCGGAGTGACAATTAAATCTTGCTCGACGCCTTAGCCACCGGATATCCCACAGGTGAGCCGTATAGTTGAAGGTTTTAACATCAGATTCTTTGGGGACTGGCCTGGGTTTATTTCGGGAGCGTTTGGTTGGAAGGTAATTGCAGTTTTCACAGACGATATCGGTGATGCTTCGTCGCTGTCGTCTCATTCGTACCTCCTGTCGGTAAATCTGACACCCTGATCCACGGCCCAGGATGTTGTGTACTCAATCAGGCTTGCCATACGCTTCACGCTCATTTGCGCACTGCTTTCGCGGATATTGACGTATTCACCTTCAAGACCTGGCAAAACATCAGCTTCCTGTTTTGTCGCCACGGCATGACCGCTGATTAACAAAACTTTCCACTGTTCTGGTTTTAGCCACCTGCCGCACCACTTAACCTGGCGGGATATATCAGCGACCATCGCGTGAAATTTTGCATTTTGAGCGAGATTACGCTTGTAATCGGTGATACGGATCGTAACGGGTTTGTCTTTATCGAGAGTTGTTGCAAGGATGGCGTTAATGGCGAATTGTTGCTGCTGCTTACTTCGGAGGAAGATAGTCTGGTTCATTATTCCCTCTCACTGGATTTTCCCAACAAAAAAGGAGCCGAAGCTCCTTTAGTTTCAGAATTCAAATTGTCTTGCCCGCAGGCTTTTCAGCATTGGCATGGCCCACTGGATAACGGAACTTGACATGTCGAGACGTGTTACCTCCCTTAGTAGCGCGTCTCTGTTCTTCGTCACCATGTAGATAGTCTCAAACGCAATGTCATACAGCTTGTTCGTGTATGAGGAGTTCAGCTCTTTCATTATGGGGTACAGCTGCTTGCTAAGGTCCTGGGCTTTTTCCATCCAGAGTTGCATGTAGCAAAGGAGGATGATTTCCTCGGCTGTGAATTGTGGCTGAATCTGCGGCTGCTGTTCGGTTGGTGCTGTTTTTCCCTGGCTGAAATAGCAGTCTTCCAGTTTTTCGAACACTTCCCACGCCTGATCGGTTTCGAGCATTTTTGCGTGACGGGCTGCGCCGCGTTCTGTCCAGAGGATGAGGGAGCGAACATTGCGGGCGATTTTCACAGAGTAACTTTCTGTTACCTCGCGGCTAACAGACTCGCTTAAAGATAGTCTGTGCTTGAACTCACGTAGTTCATTCCCTTCCAACTTAAAGAAATGTTTTCCCTGTACAAATCGCGCAGAGTTACGGGAAAAATTCATTTTTATATTGACTGTTTCAGTGCCATACAATTGCGCCAATAATTCTGTAGTAATTACGGGGATCTGGTTGTAGGCAATTGGGGAAAGAGTTTCAACGGAAATTTGAGTCGCCATGACAACGCCCTCTGGTTGATGAATTTAACTATCACCACCGTCAGGTGCAAATCTTTGGGTGGTGAGACGTACAGGGTTTGCACTACCGGATCAACCAACCGGCGAGCCTTTCGGCTCCCCCATACGCCCCACCATAATTCAGATGTGCGTGTGCTTACGACAACAAA